CCGCTCAACTAGATACTAATGTGTAAGACAGAAGAGTATCATCGGTTGGAAACTTACATTTCACGAACCGAGGTGTGGGGACTGACCCATCAGTTGGAATACCGCAAAGTTCCAACATTTGCTTCCTTAGCTCAGCAGGCCAGAGCAACTGATTTGTAATCAGTAGGTCGTCAGTTCGATTCTGACAGGAAGCTCAAAATTTTTATCTATGAGTATGTTTATTGGATATTACCTTGTATGTGTAATATATTGTTTTTATCAATTATTTAAAAACCTTAGTAAAAGGTATAGTGATGACCCAACAGGTGGGTCTCCTGAATTAGATACTATTATGGTTATGGTTATGGCTTGGGTGTTAGCACCAATTGATGTATCCTTAACTTGGATTAGATGGTACAAAGACGCTGAAATGGCAAGAAGAAGACAAGAGAAGATTCTATAATGAATTATTCTGACAAATATAAGGTATTATGGGCAACACCTATTAGAACGGCAGCAAGGTCATGTATGCCTATTCAAACATACTTTGAATTTGACGTTATTGGACTACATGGTTTGCAAATTCCAAAAGGTAAAGAAGAATATTTTTTTGTTTTAAATACAAGAAATCCATATATCAGAATGATTTCAATATATCATCTTTCTTGTATACATTCTGAATCAAATCCTAATGACTTTAATAGTTGGATTAGACAAAAATTGCATGAAGAAATAAAATTTCCTGGTAAAACTTTGGATTATGAATTTTTTTTAAAAAAAAGGATTACCAAAACTCCTGATTTATTAATTAGAGTTGAGAATTTATATTCAGACATATTAAAACTTCCATTTTTTATGGATAATTCACATGAACTTTTTGATATTGTGTATGATAACATTTTAAAAAACGGTTATTCATCGGGATATGATTATAAAGAATATTATGACCAAGATTTAGCTGATTATGTTTATTCTTATTTAGAAGAAGATTTCGTATATTTTAACTACAATAAAGACTCCTGGAAAAATGGCACACCCTAACTTACATGCAAAATCATCTGCCAAAAAATTTGGTGGAAAACCTGAGGACTACATTCATTTACACGAATGGTTAGATGAAACCAAAGGATGGTTTGGGGATTCACTTCATAGGATGTTTAGACATCATAGTGAAGGTATTTTTGAAATGGAAGAAAGATTTGGAACCGAATTTAAAAATAGTGACGGAACTATAGTCTACACCAGATATGTTGGAGAACAACATGTTAAAGAAGATTGTAACAACTATATTCCATCTGCAAAAGAATGGATAAATAACGTGTCAACAAACCAACGTCCTCAATGGATGTTAAAAACAATTAAACTTGAATTCAACGACTGATATTTATAACTATGAAAGGAATTTTAACACCAGAAGAAAAACAATATTTAAGAAGAATATCCAATTACTTAGGTTCAATGGGAATGCAAGACGGCAACATTGAAATTGATATGGATAATGGATGGGAATTTAATTATGAGGATGTTAATTGGGATTTTGTTACCCATTTCACTAATAACTACAATGCAGATATTCCATCAGGATTAATTCCAATACTTCAAAAAATTATGAAGTATTGTGATGAAAATAATTTAATTAAAGAACATGATGAAGATATAAATTATCAAAGACTTGAATATGACATTGATGTAGATTCTAAAAAAATTAGTTTCAATCATTGGTGGTCTTTTTATAGTAGAGGAGAAGGTAGTTCAGTTACTTGGGAGGATGAACAAGGAAAAGAGCAATTTGAACATTGGGAAGAAAGCGGAGTCTTTGAAGACCTTACAATTCCTGACGATGGAATATTAACCATACAATATAATGGTTCTGGTGATTCAGGATATCTTGAAAATAGTTTTAATGAAACAGGTGATGGCGTTCCAGCATCAATAGAAGATTGGTGTTACAGAGAACTTAGTGATAACTATAGTGGATGGGAAATTAATGAAGGTTCTGATGGACAATTTATATTCAACTTTCATGATATGACAATTGAATTGATTCATACAGAAAATATTGAGGATAATGCAAGCGATACTTATTACGAGGAAAGTTTTAATGATTAATAAATAATTATTATAATTAAAACCCCGACTAAAAAAGTTCGGGGTTTTTTTATGACTTTATTAAAGATATTCACTATCTTTGTAAAATAATGTCAGAGTGTTGGAATGGTATACAAGACAGACTTAAAATCTGTTGAGCTTTGCTCGTGTGGGTTCGAGTCCCATCTCTGATACAATGAGTAAGAAGTACTCAGTAAGTTTGGTAACGTTCTTTCAAGATGTTATGGTTGTCGCCTACCACGGCCTTAAGAGGGGGTCTCGGACAATGGTCGTAACAAAACCACCGAGTATGTTTGACGTTTTAAGCGGTAAGACGCGTTGGGTTTTTCAAGAAGAAAAACTGTGAATATCTACTCACTGGGATTTCAGGTGGGGAAATTTGGTTCGGTAGCTCAGCTGGATAGAGCACAAACCTTCTAAGTTTGGGGTCAAAGGTTCGAACCCTTTCCGAATCACAATTATCATCGTAACTCAGTGAGATACGGCGCAATTCATACACTTAAACAACGCGGGGGAGGCGTGTTCCTCGATGTGGCTGAAGCGATGATAATCTTTACCCCGATGGTGGAATGGTAGACACTCAAGTTTTAGGAACTTGTGACGTAAGTCGTGTCGGTTCGAGTCCGACTTGGGGTACAATATTTTGAAATATTTATAAAAAAAAATACAATAGATTTTGTGAACCAAAATATTTTTGTATCTTTGTATAGTGATTGAGGAGCACAATTTAGATACACAAGCTCAGTTACAAACTGGGTAACACGGGAACGATTCAGATACTAGTGTTACCCTTTTTTATTAGATATCGGAATAAATAACCAATTGGTTTTCGCCAACTCTAAAAGGATTATAATTGGATTCTCTAAATACTGTTTTGATGATTAGTTTCCAATAAGTTCCTCCCATATGAACAGGAGTTATTGCCATTGCTAATTCCCACTTTAAAGATTTTACAACAAAATCTTCTTCAGGTACAATTTCTCTTGTTACTATTTTTTCGGATATTTGTTGTTTTACCGTACTGATAATCTCTCTAATTTCCTCGTTTACAATCGGTCTTACGTTATATCCTTCAATATCATCTCTAGTATCTCTATCGAACGCATGAGTGGTTCTATTCACATCAAATACAAATAAAACTTCTAAAGACGAGTTAACTTGAGTTATCCTTTTCTCAACTAATAAATTTTCTTTAATAATTTGTCTTAATGTTTTCATCTTTTTATAAATACTTGGAAAAATATTTGACACTCAAAGATTTTTTCATATCTTTGAACTATATATTAGAAACAATGAGAACTACAATAAAACATACGGTCTTTAGTCAACAACAAGAAACTTGTTGGTATGAGCGTATGCAGTCATGTAGTTCGGATATAATTTTGAATAATTTTTTAAACTAAAAATAAACCAAATTTTTTATATACCCTGAACTACAGAAATGAAGTTCAGGGTTTTTTGTTTTTGGCTCTTTGAAATATTGGTTGTATCTTTGTAAAACAAATGTCGCGTTGGACAAATTGGTTAAGTCGTCACCCTTTCACGGTGAAGATTACGGGTTCGAGCCCCGTACGCGATACAAGATGATGGTCTGATGTTATTGTCGTTGTCGACTAACTCAATAACTATTAAACGGACAGCACCCTCTGCCTGGGCCCAAAGAAAACTCTGATGAAGCAGTTAAGATTGGAGCGAGATGGGTACTCCAACATCATCCAAACAGTTCCTTAGCTCAGTGGAAGAGTCCTTGCCTTACATGCAAGTAGTCGTAGGTTCGAATCCTACAGGAACTACAAATCTCAAATGTGAGCAGTAAATAGTCTTAAATTTGAGCAGTGACAAAGTCGGAAGTAAAAACGTGACAAAATCGGAAGTTATGAAATATATTTTTAGAGGACATACTGTGTTTGAGTACAAACCAGATGATAAGTTTGATAAAGTGGTTCAAGGTAAGATTCATGATGCAATTCCTGCATTTGATTTTTGTCATATGATTCCTGAGGACTATAGATTGTTAGGAGAGTTTTTTAATACAGTTTATAAACATACTCAGGGAGAAGATGTTGAGTTGAAAGACGTGGAGGTGTATTAATGGTGACGTAGCTCAGTTGGTAGAGCACTTGCCTGAAGAGCAAGGTGTCGTCGGTTCGATTCCGACCGTTACCACGGAGTCCCGAATTAACGGGAAACCCCCACTCCCATATGGCAGCCAGTCCGTTAACCTGGTGAAGTGGGGTATTTGACTTCGTAGCTCAGTTGGCTAGAGCACTTCACTTTTAATGAAGGAGTCCCGAGTTCGAATCTCGGCGGGGTCACAAAAAAAAATGATATGATAAACAATATAGACATAATAAAACCATTATTGAACTTTGAGGAGAAGGGGGATTTCTATATGCTCTATGTTTTCAAACGTAAGAAAGACCAACCTGAAGGAGAAAGAGATAACCATCAGTCGGTTAGAACTATTAAAACATATTGTATTGAATCAGTTGACCATTTGGAAAGGAGATATGATGAGGTGATACAATTATGTGAGATGTTCAAGGCGAGAGCTTATATTCATGTTCAGAAACAAAACCACAGAGATGTGTCTTTGGATATGTTGGCAAGTTTGGCTGAGAGAATTAAGAATGGAGTTCAGAACCAAAAGGGGTTATTTGACTCGGTTGTGGGACAGATAAAGACTCAAGAGAAAAGATGGATTATTGATATTGATAATGTATCTATTGATGGATTTAACCATTCTCCAAGTCAAATTAAAATGAGAGAATATATAAACGAGTTACAGAAAGAGGCGGGAAAAGAACAAGGAATGACTTTTATTAAAACAAGAAGTGGGTTCCATATTATAACTCAACCTTTTAATGTGATGAAATTTAAGGAAAGATATCCCGAGGTTGATATCCAAAAAAAGAACCCGACATTATTGTATTACCCAAATTCATTAAATTAAAAAATATGGAAAAAAGAACATTTAACAGTAGTGATTTATCTTGGATTTCTGTATCTTTGAAAGGAAAATCAGATGTAACAATATACGAAGGAGATTTAAGTGATTGTGGTAATGAGATTGGACATACTGTCGGTAAGAGATATAACAATATGACCGAAGAAGAAATTGAAGATTTCATTACAGGAGTAAGGCATGGGATTTCATTAACAAACGGAACACATTAAAAATAAATTAAAATGAAAGTAGTTGTAAAAAAAGATAGCGCGGATATTTTTCCTCATTTATATGAAGGAACCGTTTTACAAGAAGTTAGTGAACAAGGAGAAAACTATGTTGGACTTTTTATTTCTGTATTTGGTTCATATTATGTTGAGATACCTAAAAAAAGATGTAAAAAATATAAAATTAAAGAAACGTTAAATGGTCGATTGGCCGAGTGGCTTAGGCGGTAGTCTGCAAAACTATTTACACAGGTTCGAATCCTGTATCGACCTCAAAAATATATATTATGGCAAAAGGAATATTAGAATTTGATTTAAATGACCAAGATGAAGTAATTGCTCATAAAAGAGCGGTTAAGTCTTTTGATATGGCTATGGCATTATGGGAAATTACCCATAATACTAAAAAGTCTTTAGAGTGGTCTTTAGAAGGTAAAGATATTGATAAGTACGAAACTTTAGAGTTAGTGTTTGGAAAGATATACGAAATATTAGATGAACATAACATAAATACAGAAGAATTTATTAATTAAATAAACACGTGCGTAGCTCAGATGGTAGAGCAGTAGTCTCCAAAACTATGTGTCAGAGGTTCGACCCCTTTCGTGCGTGCTAAAGGTTGATTGGGGAATGGTTATGTCTATAGTTCGAGAGTGAATGCTGACTGACATAATCGGAGTTTGGAGGTATTCACCTAAGTAATGCCAATCATAAAAGGAGTCGTCCACGGAACCATCTTCTCCTTTCCTTATTTGGGAGTATCGCATAGCGGCAATTGCAGAAGACTGTAAATCTTCCCTCTTTCGAGTTCGTTGGTTCGAGTCCAGCTACTCCCACAATTTTGGACTTGTAGCTCATTCGGTTAGAGCGGCACACTCATAATGTGAAGGTAATAGGTTCGATTCCTATCTGGTCCACACGGTTTGGTTAGTCACCAAATAGTATATCCAATACGATGGGAAATGGTTTGACAACCATATGGAAACGTACATTGACGTATAGGTAGAACGTCAGGGAATGTCATCCCGACCTCGTGAGGACGAAACGACAATCTTGTCCGATGGTGTAACGGTAACACTACAGTTTTTGGTACTGTCATTTCTGGTTCGAATCCAGGTCGGATAACAAAATGGAAAAAAATATGTGGTTATTATTATTATGGGTTATTTTGATGATTGTTGTAAAATGGGACAACGACCGTGACTAAGGGTTTTATGGTGTAACGGATAGCACACAAAACTACGGATTTTGGAGTTTAGGTTCGAATCCTAATAGAACCTCTAAACTGCGAGGTAGCTCATTCGGTGAGAGCGCAGGATTCATAACCCTGAGGTGGGCAGTTCAAATCTGCCTCTCGCAACATATGGTGTTTGAAGCATTAAGGTGATGCACTAGTTTGTGGAGCTAGGAAAGACGGGTCGGTACCGTCCTTACACCCAAATGTTTTTTGTATATGTTGACTATTTATTGTTATGGAAAAAGTAACATTAACAAAAGAACAACTATTCAAAGTGATGCATTTGAGTGAGCAGGAAGATAAGTCTGAAACTAAAGGTAACTCAGGGTTTAAAAATATGGTATCAACATTATTGCATTCGCAAACTCAAGTTCATATCTTTCATTTGCAAACCAAATCATATTCAGAACATATCGCATTACAAGGATACTATGAAGGAATTGACGGATTAGTCGATGGTATTATTGAAGGTTATCAAGGTAAATACGACCTTGTTAAAAATTATGATTCAGTAAAAACTGAGGACTATAAAAGTTCTGAACAAGTAATTAATTATTTTAAATCATTAGACTCCATGATTGAAAAAGCAAGAAAAGGAGTTAAAGAATCGTTTATTCAAAACCAAATCGATACGGTTCAAGAATTAATTTATTCAACAATATACAAATTAAGATTTTTAAAGTAGTATATTTTTTAAATTTAATATTGAATCCCTCTGATTAAAAGTCAGAGGGATTTTTTTTGTAACATAAAATTAGTATCTTTGTACTAACAACAATGGAATATAGCTCAGTTGGTTAGAGCGTCATCCTGATACGGTGAATGTCGATGGTTCGAGTCCATCTATTCCAACAATGGAAACTGAAATTAAAAAGAAAACTGGCAATAGAGCCAAGTTTAAGAAAATTGTAAAAGAGTATAAAGATGCCACTACTTCAGAAATTTGGGAAGGAGTTAGGGATAATTTTACTTTTGGGTTTATTGGTGCGACTATTGTTGTGTTTATTGCAACAAGAGCGGATATTGCGGTATTATTAGGTTATCTAACATATTACTTTTTTATGGGTAAGATAGTTAACCGTCCCAAATATGTAACAGATTTGGGACGAATGATTGTGTTTCCAATACCATCAGCCTTAGGGGCATTTGCGGGATATAAATTGTCTTATTATCTTTTACAATTATTGTAAAATATTGGAAAGTTGGCAGAGTGGTAATGCAGCGGTTTGCTAAACCGTACATCAATAAAATGATGCGAGAGTTCGAGTCTCTCACTTTCCGCAGAAAAAAATATTTGAAAAGTTGACAAAATGGAATAGTTCTCATATATTTATAGTCTATTAATTAATAAACAAAAACAAAAAAAAACAAGTATGAAAAAAGTATTAGCAATTTTTGCAATCGTAGCATTGGCCTCTTGTGGTAACGAAAAATCAACTGAAGTTAAATCTGACTCAACTGCGGTAGCGGTAGATTCAGTAAAAGTAGATTCAGCAGCGGTATCTGTAGATTCTGCAAAGGCTGAAGCACCTAAGGCAGTAGAAGTAAAATAATTATATTTCTATTAAAAAAAGAAAACCCATCATATGATGGGTTTTTTTATTATAATAACTTTTTAATTCTTTCTATATTCTCGTTAACTTTTTTACTTTTAAATGGACTTTTAATTAAATCTAATAACCATGGGTCAACAGGTTTTTCGTCTGCGACTCCCCCCCATCTTTTTTGTGTCCTCTCTCCTGTTTTTTCATCATATTTGTCACCAAATATTTTATCTAAAATTTTTCCAGGAACACCTGCGGCTATAGCAGTTAATGGGTCAGTATAATATTTGTTTGTATCATCTTTTTTATTAACTTTTTCTTTATCATCTTTTTTCTTTTCAGTGTATTTGTCAACTCCTTCAGAACCGATAGGAATTCTTCCCCATGAACTGTCATACATAGTTACTTCAACATCAGAATCAGTATTACCTAATGTATCTCCAACCGAAATAGATTGTCCGTCTCTAACTTTAGGTGAACTTATTCCACAAAATTGCATGTAAATTTTTTGATTATCTGTGTTTAATATTGTAATTTGATTTACACAACTGGATGAATATCTTTTATTATAGACAACACCTGATATTGGACTTTTAATTTTTGGGTTAGAATCTTTTGGAATTATAATTCTACCATATCTATTACTTATATCTTTACCGAAATTTCTTTGTTCTTGTATGCTTTCCTTTTGACCTGTTAATCCTTTTGCTACGTTTGTTAAAAAATCGTCTTTTTCAACACCTGAGGCATTAAACGGATTTAAACTTTTTGGTGTCGTTGAAGTTTTTGTTGCATCAGAATATGCCTTGTCACTACTACCACTTGTTACGGTCGTACCACTAATACTTTGACCATTAGCGCATTTTAATGTTCCATTATCATTTAAAAATTGCCTTACATTTCCTGTCTCAACTCCAATATGTAAATGGTCATAGTCGCTACCTGGGAAATCCATAACGTACCCTAAAAATTGCCCGCACGTTATCTTATCTCCTTGTTTAACTGATACGTCTTTTAAATGGGTATAAAAAACATCTGGAAGATTGTCATCACTATCAACTGTAAACCCAACACCAAATAAAGTTTTCCCATCTTTAGATATTGGTGTTGGCCCATAATCTGAGTATGTTTTAAGAGTTCCTCCAATAACAGCATATACAGGAGTACCAATTGACGCTTTAATATCCCACGCATTAGCGCTTTGCCATCCTGATTGACCTGCATGGGCTCCATCCACAGGAATACTAACACTATCACCACCAAATAATTCACTACTTGCCGTAGAAACCTCATTAATTGACTTGGTATTTAAAATAGATTCATATAATGATAAGATATCTAATATTTCTTTTTCTTTACTCATATCAATAAATACTCAAATTAAATAAAAAAAGACCAACTATTAGTTGGCCTTCTTTGTATAGGTAAGTCTTTTGATTTTTGGTTTTTCAGTTTCTTCTATAATAGGCTCCGATTTAACCACTTTTGGTTTCTTGGTTGGTTTATCACCAACTAAACCATATTTCATATATTTATACCAAAATCTTTCATGTAGATAATATAGTGATGGCTTAAGAATTAATTCAGCAACTCCAAAGGCCGCTCCAAATTTTATACTTCCTGTCGCCCACCACATAATTAGAAAACCAACTGCGGTACTGATTATTCTGTAACTAACTGTTTTTGCCAAGTGTCTTTTGGCAGATACTTTAATTTGATTCATAAGGACTAATATAAGATGGGATTTCAATATCTTTTAATCCTCCATCTCTTTCTAAGTTTATACCAATTGCTCTTGGTAGTTCTGGATTTTCAGGGTCAACGTCATTTAAGATTACTCTTGTACCTCTTCCCATTTCCATAATTAATTGGCTATATCTAACACCAATGGTGTCAAGCTCTTGTTTAGTAAATAGTCTATAACTTTCAGGACGAGCCGTTGTAATCACAACAACTGACCCAGCATCGTGATGACTATTCACGTAATCAATAACATCTTGAATTGGTATTATTGTTGATTCTTGAAGTTCACTAAACTTTCTATACTTAACTAAAGTACCATCAATGTCCACAAATAACGTTGGGTTCTTAATTACTTTGTTCATATTAATATCTTGATTCTTTTGGAATTACAATCCAAAGTAAAAGGTATGTGAAAATTGCAGGAAGAGGGGAAAAAATACCAACTAAAAAAAGAACACGAAATATAGTTTCGTCAATATCAAAATATTCTCCTAATCCTCCACAAACTCCGCCAAGTCTAGATTCTCTTTTTCTTAATAATTGTTTTTTCATGATTTAAAAATAAAAAAGGTGGTCAGGGACTATTGGGGTACCCCCTGAGAGTGCACTTCCGTTCGTCGCTGCAGACAACTACAATAGTTTGACCACCATACGTTAAGGTCTTATGATTTACCTTGTCAAGTTCTACCTCGATTCAAATTCACATATACCTAACGCCTTTAGTTCTGTTACAAATGTAACAATTTTTTATTACTTATCAAAGTGTTTATTGTTTAACTCTTTGATAGAAATTTGATTGTGTTTCCACTCTTTCCAAACTTCAAAATCTTTTAGTTCTTCTAAAGCATCTTGATGAACTAAAACAAACCCTTCAGGAGCTACTCCATTAAATTTTCTAATAGGTCCTTCTTCTTTGATTATTTCTAAAATATCAATCATTTCCGTTTAATTTTTTCGCTATCCAAAGGGCAGAACTAAAAATAACAATAATTATGAGTACTATTAACCCAAGTCCAATAATAAGATTAACTATTTGATTCAGTAGTGTCATTAATTAAATATTTAACAATTTTTTCTTTTATTCCAGATTGTTTAATTCCTTCACTACTTTTTGGCGTTAATACAAAATTGGTTAATCCCCAATCCATCTCCATATCTCCCCAAGTTTCATGAGTCTGTGGGATACCCATATTCAAATCATCTACTGCAACCCATTCTGTGACCTCTGGATGGTCTCTAAGGTATTGAAGTATCTCTAATGACCTTGTTTGTTCTGAGTCCCATTGGCGAGACCATATGAAGTTTTCAGGTACATCACATTCTCCTAATTTTTTTGTAAACCCAATAGGTTTCTTTGAGATTCCTTGAAACAGGTAATATTCACCTAATTCTTCTAAGTTTGCATGAAATCTCCAATCTGAAGATACAACAATCTCAGCTCCTGTTTCTTCTAATATTTCATTTAAGACTTTAATTGCTTTTTGGTCAAAATCATCAAATCTAACCTCAACAGGACCCTCACTCATTAATTTACTTGTCTCAGGATTTGCTGAGCGATATTTAGCCCATTTCTTAGAACGCCCACCCCAATTATTGAATAAACAAATTACTCCGTCATTATCTAAAAATATTACTTTCATTTCTTTTAGTTTTTTTATTGTTTGGAATGAATTAAATCTTTCTTTATCTGTTAATTCTTGGCATTGCCAACACCATTCAAAACTATTACTATCGATATGTCTATCGCATTTCGCCATCTTTTATTTATTATTAAATTTTCGTAAAACAAAGATACGATATTTATTTAGAAAAACACGTCTACGGGCATAAAAATTAAACACCCTACTATGGAAGATGGCGATAAACAGAAAAACGTGGAGAAGAACGTTTCAAGACAATCTCTCCCAAATATTTTTAATGCTGGCGTTGTTTTTCAATCCATTTGGGTTCGATGCCATTCAATATTCTCTGATATTACTGACAGGAAGTTTATGGAAAGCGAACTTCGTCTTGTATTGTATTGCGGGACTATTTTTTGGGTTCTATATCTACTTTCGCAGATTATCTAGACGTTAAAGTGCTTTGAGTTCTCCTGATTTGAATGCTTCAAAATTAGGACCTTTAACTAAGAAATAATCTTTACCAACTTTTCTATAATTTAAAATCCCTGCCATTTTTGCGGATGCAAAGAAAGATGAAAACTGACCTCTGAATTGAGAAGATGGTACATAATTATCGCCTGAACGAGAGTATAGTTTTTTACCATCAACAACTTTTGTTTTAAGTTTACCAAGAGACTCTAAAAAATCTAATTTTGTTCCTATAGTACCAGCGTCTAAGTAATCAACCAATTTTTTAATAAACCCTTTGTTTTTTCCAAAAGTATAACCGTAGTTAAATCTATCTGGTCTCCATACTTTTGATGTTCCTGCAATTTTTTGAGTTAGTTTTGGATTGTTTATAATATGGTCTAATACTCTAGATGCGATGTGTCTTCTAACACCTTCGGCAGTTTCCGCAGGGGTTTTACCAATATTATAGGTCACATCTATTCCCCATCCTTCAAGTCCAAGGTCTTCAAAGTCCTCTCCTGGCGTTTCATCATCCCCCATAAATCCTATACTTGCGGTAAATGTTTTTTCATCTTTAGATTTGTACGTAATAAAAACTTTATATGAGTCAATGAATTTATCGTCCCCGCTGTCGTTTTTATATAGCATTAATGATATTGATAAATGAGCTTCCGAATGGCCAAATCCTAAATCAGGAATATTTTGAAACCCTCTTATATAAGATGATAGGTTATAATCTGAGCTTAAATAATTTCTACTTTCTTTGGAGTTTTCACCCATGGAGTTAAATGTCTGAGTTAAAAACTTATCAGTCATTGACCCTGCATGTATCTTATAGTCTTTTTTAATCGCGTCAATAATTTCAGGGAATGCGTATTCAAATATATCGGATTCTCTTTGGCTTAGTGGAGAATCTTGAGCGTCCCAATATCTCATATATCCTTCATCATCAAAATGAATAGCGATTTTTGAGTAGTTTTTATTTGTGGATTTGGCTTTGTTGATTATAAAATATAATCCTTGTCGTCCTGCGGTATATCTACCAAAATGACCTGACCCTTTTGACGTAACACACCATTTTGTATTTGAACCGTACTTACAAGAAGCTTCTTCGGTTTTTGGTTGAATAACCACAAAATCTCCTTTTTCGTAGATTTTTTTAGATTGGCCTTCTAATTCTTTTTCTTTCTCTTTTTCATGGAATGGTAATAAAGCATCTTCTAATTCAGAAAAAGTATTATATTGATTAATATCTTTCTTATTTAATTGAGATTGGTATTTGTCAAAATCTTGTATTAACCCAACGGCAATATCAACATTCATATCAATATCTGAATTTGGGTCTAAAGCCTTTAAAATAAAGTCAGTGTATTTGTGATTGAAATCTTGTAAATTGGATATATTCAAAATCCAATTTAATGTTTCTTCATCAAACTTGTTGGCGTATTTTTTCTTTAAATCTTCTTTTCTACCTTCCTTTAATAAAATACTCATGAATTTCATATTCATAAATACCCATTATTTCCAAAACAATTGGATTCCAAGAATAACAAAACTCAAGAAAAGACAAACCGATGTTTTAAGGGTTACAGGTTCTTTTAAAAGGAACCAAGACATGAGACTAAAAACAATAACTCCAAGACAGAATCCTATAATCCTGTTTGGCCACGTTTGACCACCCCACAGTTCAACCATTTGTCTGCTGGCTAATATAACCACATAACCAATGGGTAGTCCAAGGATGGTCATTAAAAGTGGGTTATCTTTAATCCACTTATTCCACAAGTGTCCTTGTAATTGATAAAATGTAAAAATCTGAGATATGGTATAGACTACAAAAATGAATAATCCAATATAAAACTTGTTCATTCTAATAATGATAGTAAATTTTTGGCATAAAAAAACCCCCACCGAAGTGAGGGTTCATATTAATTTCCTTTTGATGGAAATCTTGTCCATCCGTTTACCCAAATAGGTGTGGTTAAATCAGATACCACAGTAACTATTTCTACGTTATTTTTTGATAACGATAATGTTTTTAATTGTTCGTTTGTTAAAATTGTTGTTGCTTTACTGATAAAATTCAATGTAGGGTTAAATGTTCCTACTGAATTGTTTTCAAATATTGAAACTCCATCTTTTACAAATTGTGCGGTTTCATTACTTTCTAAACTTAATCCACCTTTCATCCATCCCCATACAATACTGTTCTTCATAGTAAATTGAGTTGCTCTTCTAAATCTTAAACCTAAATTATGGTTTGCTAATGCTGTAGATACGTTTGGACCAACTAAAATCATATTGAATAGTTTTGGGTGAGTATATGGTTGAGCTAAAGACCCTGTTCCATCGTTATCGCACTCAACTCCATTTCCTGCGTCACCACTATCAACAAACTGAGGGTCTCTTTTTGCAACTCCGTTAGTAATTGTCCCTGTATAACCAAAGTCAAAGTCAAAATCATCGTCAGCTGTTGCGTATGCATAAAGATTTTTACCATTTACAGTTCCTCCAAAAAACTCAAACGCATCATCATTAGCATAAATTGTTTGAATATTTTCAAGTATAGTCCCACTACCAACACCTCCTAATGTCAATGCATTAATTTCTGAATTAGGCATTGCTGCGATTCCTGCGTATTCTATTCTTACATAACGAAGAACACCACTATTATCTAAATCATTTGTTCCACCGTAAGGTCTACCAATGCCTCCTTCAATAGTTGGTTCTGATGTTCTATTAGTTTTCGCTCTACCTAAAATTACAATACCACCCCAGTCACCAGGAGTTCTTTCACCTACAGGTTTACCTGACGTAAAGATAATTGGTTTTGATGATGTTCCTTCAGCTAAGATTTGAGCGCCTCTTTCGATACATAAAGCACCTTTTTCACTGATATCAGAAATGATTGTTGTGCCTGGTTGGATAATAAGTTTTGCTCCATCGGTCACATACACATACCCTTTTAATGTCCAAACTTTGTCCGAAGTTAAAGTTGTAGTTGTATTAATGTTTCCTGAAAGAGTGGTTGATGTTGGTATGTTAATTGGTCCGTCTTCGCCACCTCCTAAATTTTTTTCGCATCCAAATAATGATAATGCTAAAATAAGTCCTAATAATTTTTTCATAAATTTAAATTTAATGTTAATGAAATTGTTTGCTCGTTATTTGTTTTTATTAGATTTCTGTTTTGTACTTTTTGGTAAAAGATGGATGACTGAGCAAAGACATCACCTATTGCCAATTTTAATTCTCCTTTCGGAAGTTTATGTAAAAAAGTTACATCTAACACATCTCTACTATTTTCGAATATGTCAGGATAACCTTGAAATCCCACTGCGGATATTCTATCTCCAACTCTGTTATATGTTATATTGAGTGTTTCATTCTTTTTATGAATATTCACACCACTATTTAACACGTAGTTTGATTGTCCTTGTAATTGTCTTTTCATACCGTTCACATTTACCTCAGAGTTCATAAGAGAAACGTTTGTGTAAATGTCAAACCAATTGGTTATTTTTTTACGAATCTCCATTTCAATACCATATAAAATTGCAGAATTTGGGTTAGTGTATGTTAACAGTAAGTTTGATGGTACTGAACCATCGGCAACAATTTGTTCTATTGGTTTAATAAAGTTTTTCCCAAATAAGGAAACCGATATGTTTTCACCTGACTCTGGATACCATTCGTATTTTAAATCCAAATTATATATGTCAGTTTTTTCTAATTTTGAATTACCTAAAATTTGTGCGTTTCTAACAAAATCGTAATACGCAAAATTTGCAACTTCTCTAAATTCAGGTCTTGATAATGTCTTACTTATTGAAAATCTATATTTTGTTTTATCCTCATTATATGAAAGATTAAGTGACGGCAAGAAATCCAAATACTGTCTGTTTACATTCACTTTTTGACCACTAAAATCTGCGGTTTGAACTTCAAAAATATTATATTCGCCCCTAATACCTGTGTTAATTTTCCATTTACCAAATTCATTTTCGTACATTGAATATAAAGACCCTAAATCAAAATCGGCGGTATATCTATCGGTATTGTTTGTAATCTCATCTAACATATCTGTTGATTGGTAACGAAATATTCTGGCATTAAACCCTCTAAATCGTTTTAAATAACCACCACCAACTTTTATATTACCAATCTCTTTATTGACGTTACCGTTAAAAGAGTTTTCGTCCATTACACTCCAAAAACGATATGTGTCTCTCCAAGCAGTTTGATAGGGTTCGTTAACTCCTAATGATTTTGTAATCGGATTTATTCTATAATCAGGTTGTTCCCTGAACATATAATTGTATCCAACATTGAAATTAAATGTTTCTATTTTACCGTCTAATTGAGAATTAACAACAATATTATTAATATTATTTGATGCGGTACTACGAACATTTTGTACGTTATCAAAGTTGTCACCGTTACGAGTTAAATATGAATTTTCTGATTGGTAATTAACCAAGGTTTTCCAACTATATCGGTTTTTCCCCAAATATGTTAAATTAAGTAATCCATTGGTGGATACTCTTTTTGTGAATAATGTATCTCTGTATGAGTAAGCTAATTCTGTTGATGACTGATAATCTTTTCTGTCAATATAATTTAGAGTATATGTATTTCGTACAGTAGAACTAAATAAAGAATTAAATTTACCTTTAGTATACCCAAATGAAAGACCCCCATTTAAATTTGGAATTGATTGAAATGAAGATTCTGATGGTGTATTAATTAATTTAGTAAACGCTCTTTTATCACCATTACTACTAATTCGGTATCGATATGTTGAAGGGAAAGAGGAAGGGAATTTAGTAGGTTGAACTAACTTAAATTTTTCAAAAGTTGATACTAAACCCCAACCACTCCCCAATGAGATATTAAAAAAATTATCAGATACTTCTTTTGTTGTTACTTGAATTAATCCTCCACTCCAATCTCCAGGTAAATTCGCAGATGACGATTTTGATACAATAATATTGTCAATTAAAGATGTTGGAATTATGTCAAAAGAAAATGCTCTTCTGTCTGGTTCAGTTGATGGTAAGGGGGTTTTATTTAAAAATGCCAAATTATACCTATCAGATAAACCTCTAACCAAAACAAATCTATCATTTTGAATTGTTACACCACTAACTCTTTTGAGAGCATCTCCTAAATTTCTATCAGGAGTTTTTTTAATAAATTCGATTGAAATACCATCAGATACTACATTACTGTTTCGTATTGACCTAACAATTGCAATTTCAGTTATTTTTTGTGCTGTCGACCTTACAATGACTTCAGATAATTGAGTATCACTCTCTTCAAGTATAATGTCTAAAGTTAAATCCGATGTTATGTTAATTTCTTTTAAAAAATTAGAATAACCCATGTACGATGCGGTTATCTTATATATCCCAGGTTTAACAGTTACTTTATATTCGGATTTTTCGTTTGAAATAGAGGAGTATGATGTCCCGTCTATGTGTTTGAATATTATGTGGGAAAAATATATGTTTTCGGTTTTAGATTTTGTAAGACCACTTACATTTATTTGTCCAACGGCTAAGATTGGGATTAGTAGTAAAAATAGAAAAAATGATTTCATGAAGTTATTTAAATTAGTTCCCTAATAACTATGGCATCGTTTCTATAAGTGGATTAACATTATATTATGAAATCATTAAATTAATAACCATAAATAAATCTTCATTTATTTGGTCTCACTTGAGAGGTATTCGCATTCATATTCTTGACAAGTTTTTGGTCTAATGTCATACATAGAACACGCTCTTACTTTTGTATTGTAGAAAATACATGGGAGTCTTGGATTATAAAAATCTACTCTAAACGCGGGGTATGACTCAGGTTTTTGCCATGCAGACCTGTTTGGAAATAAAGTTTTTCCTTCTTCATAGTCCACAAAAACTTCTCGATAATTAACATCCCTACCTAATTTTTTAGATAAAGACTCAATAAATTCTTCAGCATCAGGGTGAGGCCCAATGATGAAATCTCTGTCATCTAAAGTGCAACAACCCCCGTGTTGTCCTGGCACACCATAGCATTTGTTGCTACATATATTACAATCTGTTCCCATAATAAAAATAAAAATAAGGTTCACATCTCTGTGAACCTATGGTGGAGGTGGCGGGAATCGAACCCGCGTCTTACAATATTAACATAAACAGACTACACGTTTATTCAGTTAGTTCTCAACTGACAAATAAATGGTTCCTATTTTGACATCGTAACCAATAACTGTGTCGGGTTCACTTGTGTTGGAGTAGACCCCTGAACGAGACTCCTAATACATCTTCTGGTGGTATTACACCTTGAGTACTTCTGTTCCTAGGTTATATGTACATCGACCCGAACGTTGTTCTGTACTAATTAAGCACCAACAACAACAGCTTCTTTAGTTAAACCTAAAGCAGCCATTTTAGCAAAAGTATTGCCGTTTGAATTTTTTCACCGTAGATTTAAGTCATAGATGAATTCTGACTACGTGCCTGCTTACCCTAAGTACTGGAATCAATACCTGGACACCCCCATAATTTCAATGAACTGATACAAAGATAAGAATAAATATCGTAAAACCAAACTGAAAGTGTATTTATTAACAATATGGCATCATTTGAGACATTTATGGCTTTGAGGGATTATGTTAAAGGTAAGATTTCTAGATATGAATTAGAAGATTCTGACCCAGACATTTATCATGTTGGAGAAGATAGGTCTAACCGTGGACAAAGCACTATTAAATTAGGGTTTAATGACGATAAATTTTGGATAAATGCGGGTTTAGGAGAAGATGATATTTGGTTTATGAAAATGATTAACTCTCCTTATTCAGATTATGAGTTTATGGATTCGTATAGTGTTACTGATGATTTTAGAAATGGGTATACCATTTTTGGGGAATTAAACGAGGATAACATTGAAAAGTTAAAACAAATATCAAGATACATTTTCCCTAAAAAATTTGATTTGGAAAATGAAGAGTTCAGGTCAGACTTTGCTGATAAATTATTAACTTCATTCAAAAGTGACACCCAAGATATTATTGACGACTACCAAAACGAAAAAAATAGGGAAATGACGCAAACCGCACAAGAAAGGATTAATAAAGAACTGGTTGAATATTTTGATGAGTATGGGTTTAACTACATAGCCGATGACGAATTTACAACAACTGTTGCAAATCTTATAATGTTGTATATTAAAGAAAATGCAATACATGAACCACTTGCAAAATTTCTACCTAAAATTTTCAGTTCAAATAATAATTCAATAGGTGGATGGCAAGAGAATAGTTATGAATATCAAGATTCTAAAAATTTTGATAGTGATTCATTCAACAATTATGCTGAACGTAAATTAGATGGAATAATTGAAAAGATTGAAGAGGGGTATGACGGAGACTTTAACATTCAAGATTATGTCGATATGGTAGATAGAATTAGTAAAAAGTTTGAGGTTGGCAGATGGCATAACTTACCAAAAAAGAAAGACGTTAGATTTTATATTGAAAATTTTGAAATGAATCCAAATAAGGTTATTGTTAAACTTTCCAGAGCATTACAACAAAGAGAGTTAAAATTAACTGAAGAGAATTTTTATCATCTACTTTATCAGCCAACATTATTTAATTTGGAAGAAATCTAATTTTTTCTTATCTTTGTGGTATGACACAAAATATAGACTTACTAAAAGAAGTTCTTAGCGTTCCTAGTAAAACATACAAAGAAGACCTTATGGTCGAATTCTTGGTTAATTGGTTGACTGAGAATAACATTGAACACTACGTAGATAAACATAAAAATGTTTATGCAACAAAAAAAGAAAATTCTGAATTACCTGAAGATTTCCATTTTCCATGTGTAATTGCTCATACAGATACAGTTCATGAGCTAGATACCATTCTTATTCGTGAAGAACAATTACCAAATGCTCAAGGGAATATTAAAGATGCTTTAAAGGCATATAATCATCACGGATTACCAACAGGTATCGGTGGAGATGACAAATGTGGTGTTTTCGCTTGTTTAACCTTACTTAAAGAATTACCGTACTTAAAGGCATCATTTTTTGTTTCTGAAGAAACAGGATGTCACGGTTCAAAAAAGGCAGATGAATCATTCTTTGAGAATGTTGGATATGGAATCCAATTTGACGCACCAGAAAACTGGATGATTACAGAAAAATGTTTTGGGCAAGTATTATTTGATAGAGATAGCGAATTCTTTGAAAAGATTGATAAAGTTTTAACTGAAGGTATGGTTAATGAAGACATGCAATACATGGTTCACCCATATACCGATGTGTATGCTTTGAGAAACAAATTTAGTTTCTCATGTATTAATTTTTCAATTGGATATTACGATTATCATACTAAAAATGAATATGTTGTAATTGAAGATGTTTTTAATGGAATTGAAATGGGTAGAAAAATGATTTCTGAATTAGGATATAAATTACACTACAAAGAATTAGTACAATATGACCCAATGAAAAGGTATGTTATATAAAATTTTCTAACTTATCAATGTGACGTTTAACCATCGGGTGGTCTTGGATATCCTCATATTCGGCCCCCGATTTTTTTATTTCTTTAATACCGTTAACAATTTGGGCTAAATGTCCTCTAACCATTCTTGAGGCAGATGGATAATTCTGAATGTAATGGGATAGTGAAAATAATCTTGACGCCACATCAATCGGTATCCCTAATTTAATTACAATTTTGGCAACCATATTTTTGGCAAATTGGTCGGCATCTAACTCCATTTCCCAGTATTGGTCCGCAAGAGTCTCAAAATCTTCCAAGTCAAATTCTGTTAATGGGTTTGGCATTTTCATATCACGAATTTGATGCTCGTGTCTAATTTCATGAAATACGGTGTAAAGGAAATCACCTATAGTTGACATTTGTGTTGGAGCACAAATTATTACTTGGTCTTTAGTTCTAACTCCTGAAAATCCTGCAAAACAAGAGTTAAGGAATTTAATATTGATGTTGTTTTTTTTTATGTAGTCAGAAACAAATTTACCAATTACTTGTACTTTTTCCATTAATTCTTTTGGAAATTGATATTTGAATTGGTCCATTAATCTATCAAGATTTGATTGAGATTTTGGAGTATTATCATGGCCGCACTTATGACATATGTACATATCGTCTCCACCTTCAGACATATCCCAAGACCATCCGCAATCATCACAAATTACTTCACCATTCTCTACTGTCTCTTTAATTATTTTTCTAATCAAATCTTTCATTAGTTATAAATACAAAAAAAGGGAGAATAAATCTCCCTTTTCTTATCGTCCTTTTTTCTGAACTTTAACCTCGTCGTTCTCAACCTTGATAGTGTAGGTTTTACCTTCAACCATCTTACCTGTTAGAACTTCTTCAGATAACAAATCCTCAACTTTGTCTTGGATAGCTCTCTTGAGTGGTCTCGCTCCGTACATCTCGTCAAATCCAATCTTAGCCAAATAATCAACTAAAGTGTCATCAAAGTTTAAAGTGTACTTCATGTCCTTAAGACGTTTACCTAATTTCGACAATTCAATCACAGTAATTTTCTTGATGTCCTCAGGAGTTAATGAGTTGAACACAATTGTATCATCGATACGATTGATGAATTCAGGAGAAAAGAATTTCTTCATTTCTTTCATTAACACTTCTTTTTTTGCTTCCTCATTAGCGTAAGGACTATTTGAGAAACCAATACCTGTACCAAAGTCTTGTAACTTCTTCACACCTAAGTTTGAAGTTAAGATGATTAAAGTATTCTTGAAGTTAATCTTTCTACCTAAACTATCTGTAACGTGACCGTCATCCAAGATTTGAAGTAAGATAGTAAACACATCTTTGTGAGCTTTTTCCACCTCATCAAACAAGATAACTGAATATGGTTTGTTCTTAACTTTTTCAGTCAATAAACCACCTTCTTCGTATCCAACATAACCTGGAGGGGCTCCAACCAATTTAGAGATACTGTGTTTCTCTTGGTACTCAGACATATCCACACGGATAAGTGAATCTTCAGAACCAAACATCTCTTTTGCCAATTGTTTGGCTAAGTGAGTTTTACCAACACCTGTTGAGCCTAAGAACACAAATGAACCAATCGGACGGTTTGGGTCCTTAATACCTAAACGGTTTCTCTTGATAGATTTTGCAATCTTAACGACCGCAGCGTCCTGACCGATTACTTTACCAATCAATTCTTTATCCAAGTTCAACAACGCCTTAGTGTCATCAACACTCATCTTACTTACAGGAATCTTAACCATGTTTGAAACAACTTCATAAACATTATCTAATGAGATGATTTGTTTGTTTTCTAACATAGAATCTTCAAACTTACGTTTTTCAACTTCTAATTTGTCTAATACTTTTTTCTCCTTATCTCTTAACTGAGCAGCTTGTTCGTAGTTTTGTTTTTTAACTACGTCAATCTTTTGTTGTCTAATTTCAGCAGCGGCTTTCTTCAAAAGTTCAATAGATTCAGGAACTTTAAGTTCGGTTTGCATACGAGCACCAACCTCATCCAAGATATCAAATGCCTTATCAGGGAACTCACGGTCTGTGATGTAACGGTCAGCCAATTTAACACAAGCTTCAATTACTTCATCACTATAAGTCACCTTGTGATAAGACTCATACTTATCACGTATATTTTTAAGGATTTGGATTGTCTCATCAACGGTAGACGCATCCACAATTACTTTTTGGAATCTACGTTCCAATGCTCCGTCTTTCTCGATGTTCTTACGAAACTCATCAAGAGTTGTTGCTCCAATGATTTGAATCTCACCACGAGACAACGCTGGTTTGAAGATATTAGAACCATCCATTGAACCTGAAGAGTTACCAGAACCAACCAAGGTATGTACCTCATCAATAAACACAATGATTTGTGGGTTGGCAGTAAGTTCTTCAATAATAACTTTCATTCTTTCTTCAAATTGTCCACGGTATTTTGTACCTGCGACAACTGAAGTTAAGTCAAGATTGACTAATCTTTTGTCCACTAAATTACGGGGACATTCACCACTTACAATCTTCATAGCTAAACCTTCAACAATTGCGGTTTTACCACAACCAGGTTCACCAATGATAATTGGATTGTTTTTCTTTCTACGAGATAAAATCTGAGCGATTCTTAAAATCTCTTTGTCACGACCAATAACAGGGTCTAACTTACCTTCTTCTGCAAGTTTATTTAAGTCTCGACTAAAGTTGTCTAAAACAGGAGTACTGCTATCAGACTGCTTTTGTTTTTTACTCATCATTTTGTCGTCGTCGTCCATTAAGTCATTCATGTGTTTCTATATTTAGTTTACAAAGTAATATCAAATATTGGACTTCTCCAAATGTTTTGACAAATTGTCAGGTTATAATTATTTCACCTGACATCTTGACATTAAGATTCAGTTGGTATATTATTTGAATACAACAAAGATAACAAATAAATCTTAATAAAAAAATAAAAATTATGTTTGGAAACAGAAGAAACTACAATGACATCTTTAGAGCATTCGATGAAATGTTCTCTCATTTCGATTTACCACAAGGGGAATGGAAATCACAAAGTAGAGTATCTGATGATGGTACGATAAAAGTAACAACTTATTATAGAGGAGAAGACTCATCTAAAGAAACAGGAGGATTAGAATCTTTAAAATCTCAACTTGAAAAAGCTATTGAGAATGAAGATTTTGAATCTGCGGTTAAACTTAGAGACCAAATCAAAAACTTTGAAAAAAATCAAAAATCTATTGAGAAACTTGAATCGGAATTAAAGAAGTCAATTGAAAACCAAGAGTTTGAAAAATCAATTCAACTTAGAGACCAAATCAAAAACTTGAAAAAGTAAAACTAACCCTCACTTCGGTGGGGGTTTTGTATTTATAGTATGATTGAAAAAATAGAATTAAAGGGAACTTACGGATATAAAAATTTTATAACTGATAATGAAAAAAATCAATTAGTAGAATGGTCTCTTAATAACGAAAAAAAGTTTATTTCAAATAGAGATAATAGAGCTTATTATACATTTAGTAATCCAACTTCAGTTACAGATTTAATTTTAAATTTAAAAGAAAGAATAATTCAATTAGAATCTATTGTCGATTGGAAAGAAGAACCTGACTATCTTGATTATATTGGTATTAATTCAAAAGGTGGATTTATTCATCAACATCTTGACTTAAATGACGGTGAATATATTCATACAAGATATAACGTGATTTTAAGTTATCCTGATGAAGGAGGAGAATCAATGTATGGTAATGATATTAACATATTAGAAGAAAATATGTTATGGAAATGTGTTGCGGGAAAAGTAATGCATGGTAGTACTGTTGTAAAAGGGGATAAAAAAAGAATTACTTTATCATTAGGGTTTTTAATAAAAGAGTAAGAAGTATTTATTAATATGAAACCATATGAAAATTTTTTAAATGAAAGTTTAGGACTGAAAGAGTTAATAGAAATTTATTTACAACTTAGACAACATTTCCAAGAGTTAGGGTTTAGTGAAAGTGATTTAGAAAGCCCTCCGACGTATACACCATTGATGATGACGTTACATCAAAGGTTTGGTCTAAGACAAAAAGCTTTATTTCAGCAAGTAAAAGATTATGGTTTTAATATTGATTGGAATGAATTTACAGATTACATGAAACCAATATTAACTAAAATAGATGAATTAACACCATTAAGCCATGGCAATTACAAAAGAGGAAATCAAGGGGACGAAGATTTTGAATGAAATTAAATCTTCAAACATTAAGAAAACTGAATACGATACTGAAACAAGTAAATTAATCGTTGAGTTTAATAACGGTTTAAAATATGAATACGAGGGAGTACCTCATCAGTCGTACACTGCCTTCAGAAAATCCGAATCACAGGGAAAGTATTTTACCACAGATATTTCAAAAAAGTATAAGTATAAAAAACTATAGTTATCCTACTATTTATTTAGGATGAGCAACTTCGAAAAAATTTTACATAGTTTTTCAATTAAAGAAACTTTAAATCCAAAAGTTTGGGAAAATCCTGAAGACCCTAAAAAGGCTACGATGATTCCTAAAGTTAGGAAAGCTCTTGAACGCATCGCAGTTGAATTTGTTGATGACTTAGGAGAAGATGTTTTTGTTGAAGACGTTTATCTAATGGGTTCATTGGCTAATTTTAATTGGTCTGAATATTCAGACTTTGATTTACATGTTATTGTTGATTTTGAAAAATATGAAAATCAAGAAGATTTATATAAAGAACTTTTTGATTTAAAAAAGAAACTTTTTAATGACAAACATAATATTAAAATTTTTGGATATGATGTAGAAGTTTATGCTCAAGGTATTACAGATGAATCTCATAGTGATGGTGTTTATTCTGTAATGAATAATGAATGGATTCACAAACCTAAAAGAACAAGTAAAGATTTGGACATGTCAGTTTTAAAAACCAAAATTAAAAGTTGGACAGATAAGATTGATGACGCAATTGAAGATGCTAAATCTGAAGGAAATGTTGAGACATTAAAAAAATTAAAAGACAAACTAAAAGACTATAGACAGTCGGGGTTAGACAAAGATGGAGAATTTTCTTATGAGAACTTGGTTTTCAAATATTTAAGAAGGTCTGGACATATTGGTAAACTTTTTGACGAAAAGACTAAAATCAAGGATAAAGAGTTGTCCATAGAAGGACAAATTCAAGAAATCCGTAAATAATTAGTATTAGTCATATATTTATAAAGAAAAAATTAGATGGCATTAGTTACATATCTTATAGGTCCTTGTGCTGGCGGAGCTTCAATATTAGTTGATTTTGATAGTTCATCACTGCCTGCGGTTAATGGAAATTATTATTTAACATTTACTGGTGGGACAACTCAGGGATGTTATGACATTATTGATAATGCAGAACCATCAACTGGAATTGACAAAGTGTTAACTATGTCAATAGATTATACTGATTGTGCAACTTGCCAAGCTATTGTAACTCCAACACCAACAGTAACAACAACTCCAACCAAAACACCAACACCAACAGGAACCTCAGCCGTTACACCAACGCCAACACCAACAGGAACCTCAGCCGTTACACCAACGCCAACACCAACAAAAACGGCAAGTGTAACATCTACACCAACACCAACTAATACCGCAACAAAGACACCAACACCAACAGTAACAACAACACAAACTCAAACGCCAACTAACACAGCAACAAATACATCAACGCCAACTAACACAGCAACAAAGACACCAACTCCAACACCTACAGGGACAGCAGGAGTAACCCCGACACCAACTGGAACTGCGGGAGCGACTCCAACACCAACTCAAACTCAAACAGGAACACCAGCGGTAACACCAACTCCGTCACACACACCTAATTATGTAATTTCTGCTGACCAACAATACGCTTACACTCTTGAAATTTTAGGAAGTTTTAGTGGTGGAAGTGCAGATTTTAGTGGAGCATACGCACCACACCCTGTATTCACAAATGAATTAGGTGAAGCTGTACAACAATTAAACGGAATCGCAATAGGTGGATTTAACGGATTAAATAATTAAAAATAAATAAATCATAATATGGGAGATTTAAAACCAATTGGCAGTGAAAAACTTCAAGGTCAAGATAAAATAAAAAGAATAATGGAAATCGCTCGTTTTAACGAGACGACTCCATCGAGTATAAATGAAACTTCAAAATCAGAGTATTCAAGAACTTTGTCTGATGGAAGTAACTACGAAATCGTTAAAGAAAGACAAGGTTACATCATTAAGAAAACTATTTCTGAATCTGAAACTGATTATATTGAGCCAATGAAAAATAGAAAATACTATTCTTCATATTCTCAGGCATTAAAAAGATTAAATTTAGTTGCAGGTGAGTTGAATAGACTTAACGAAAATGAAGAAGGTACTTCAATGTTTGGAGAACAAAAAAGATATACTTTAAAAACTCCTACTCCAGCACCTGTACCAGCACCAATGGAAGCTGCGGTTCCACCTATGGCACCTCCAGCAGTACCTTCACCTGAATTACCACCATCACCAATGGGAGATGAGGGTATGGGTGTAGACTCATTAGACATTGACGCAGAAATGGGACCTGAAGGAGAAGATATTGATATCAACGCAGATATGGATATGGAATCACCTGAAGGAGAAGATGAAAAAGTTACTTTTAAAACAATTCAAAAACTTACAGGTAAATTAACTCAAAAAATTAGAACATTAGACAATGAAGAAGGAATGACTTCTGAAAATATCAAATATGTTATTAATATGGTATTATCCTCTTTAGATTTAAAATCATTAAGTGAAGAAGATAAAGATGATATTATGACTAAGTTTGACGAGGCTGAGGAAAGAGAAGAAGGCGGTGATATGAGTGGAGATGATATGGGAGGTGAAGATTTCACTGACGATACTGAGGTTGAAGATATCCAAGCTGATATGGACATGCCTGTTGAAAGTGAAATGGAAGAAGAAGAGGATTTTGGAAATGGTGCAATTTTAGACCATATTTTCGGTGAATCAAAAATCGATAAAGTAATCTCAAAATATTTTGAAGTTACTAAAAAAGAAATCATGGAAAGTAGAGAAAAAGTTGCTAAGAAAAAAATAGCTAAAATTTCTGAAGTTAGAAAACAAATGGGAGCGGTTGTTAAATTAACCGAAACAATTGAACAAGAATTAGCTTCTCAACAATTTTTAACTAAAAATTCTTCAGCTAAGATTATTGGTAAAACTAATAAGAAAAATTTAGTGTTTGAAAACAAAGGTAAACAAGTTAGAATAACACCTGAAGGACAAATTTTGTAATATGAGTAATTTGATATACGTAAATGGTTTAGGACCCAACTATAAGGGAGACAATCTTTACGAATTCATATTCTCTGAAAGTCTGGATGTGTGGGGGGAATCTTGGGAAAGTAAACCATCAAATGGTTATCCTGGTCCTCCTGAGTTACAATATATTAAAAAAGTGGGAGTTCTGAGAAATACTGATATAAAATTGGAATTGATTCAGAACTCCGATTTTTTTTGTATGATAGATGCGATTGACGATGTTGTCGCATTAGCCTGGGAACCTGATGAAGAAAATGGACAAAATCGTATGGTTTTTAGATTCGGAATGACCGAACAACAAATAAAAGACAAACTCTATGAACGAGATTTGATTTTAGAATTTGAAAAGAAAGTAGTATATGAAAATTAATAAAAAAGCATTAGAACTTATAGAAAAAGGGTTATCATCTACAACAGTTAGTAAGTTAGATGAATCTCAAATTAATGTTCTACATAATAGATTATTTTTAGGGGAACAAGTTGAAGAAATGCCGACTAAAAAAAGTTATAAAGTTGGACAAGACGGTGGAAATTTACCACCATCACCAAAAGGGTATAATGTAAAGAAAACACCAACAGGAGATGTTGTTGCAACTCCAAACGAATCTGAATTAGAGGAAGATGCTGATTTAGATGATTCTGCCGAAAAAGATAGTGGTTTTGACCCTTATGCAGGTAATAGTGTTGGAAATGACGACGGTCCATCTAGTGATGATGGATTTGGTGGTGGAGATGACGGTATGGGTATGTTTGAAAGTGAAGCTGACCTTAAGCCAGGACAACCAAATCCATGGGCAATATGCCATGCACAAGTTGGCCCTAAAAAAACAAGAAAATTTGAAAGATGTGTACAATCTGTAAAAGACCAGTTGAAAGAAGGAAAAAATCCTGTATCTTTGTTCATCGAAAATCAAATTATGAAAATAGTAGAAAAGAATTTACCACCGAGAATCACTAAGGGTGATTTAATTAGACATCTGTCCGAAGGTGAAAATTTTGCAACAAAACACTTGCAATCATTTGGTAAAAGTTCTAATACTGAAACTGCACCAGCAAAACCAAAAACATCACCAACAACAAAACCAGGAGCACCTGATAAAAAACCAAGACCCGCACATCCTGGTAAAAATCCAAACCCTGGTGAAAAAGAAGCTCCAAAGGCAAAAGTAAAAAAAGAAGTTGGGGAACAAAATCCAGCAGTTGCACCAACAAAACCAAAAACAAGTCCGACAACAAAACCTGGCACAAAACCTCAAAGACCTGCACATCCTGGTAAAAACCCAAACCCTGGTGAGAAAGAAGCTCCAAAGGCAAAAAAACCTTCTCCTGAAGAAACAAAAGATAAAGTAATTGACGTAATATTAAACCTCCTACAAAAGTAAAATGGCAAATAAGATTAAAGAACAAATAGATTACGGAAATACTCCCGAAAGAATGGACCCAAGTTTAGTAAAAAAATTAGGTAGTCCTGAAAGTTTGTACGCACAAAATCCTGCAATGAAAAAGGGACCTGCTGATGTTCAAAGATTAGTCAGTCAAAGATTTCAAAAAGTAGCTGACAAATTAAGACAAGTAACGGGAATAGCAGATTTAAGTTCAAAACAAGTTCAAGGGATGGTTTACAATGAAATGATGAGGAAAATTCCTAATATCATGAGAATTGAGGCTGCTCATAAAGATGAACTTATACAATTGGCGATTGACGCTTGTTTAGATGAAGGTGAAGTACCTGAAGGATGGTATCAAATTGATGCTCATTTAGGAGAACAACCAGATACATCAGATTTTAGATATCAGCCAGAAGAGCCTAAAGATGATGATGAAGAAGAAGAAGAAGAAAAATTAGAAATTCCATCTTTTGATATTGAAGATTTAACAGATGAAGAAGAATTAGAATTAGAAAAACATAAAAGAAATATTATAAATGCCATCATTCAAGGGTCGGCAAAAAGAGGACATTACCTTTTTCAAAAACCAGCGGTTAAAGCAAGATTAGATGCAATTGACCCATCTTTATATAGAGATTATTTAGGTATCATGGCGATTAATGATTTCATGTATTTTACTATGGAACAAATGATTGAGATGATGAGTCAAACAGGTCAAGGTGTTGCAGGTAAAGTATCATTAGACGACGCAGATGATGAAGGAGAAGAAGGTGGTGGAGAAGAAGGGGAAGGAGAAGAACAACCTGACACAAAAATTGTTGCTGTAGGTTTGATTTTTCCAATTTTATGTCATGAAATTATTAAAGGGTTAGAAGAAGCCAAAGGTAGATATGGTCATTCTAAAAATCCTGAAATTCGTCAAAAAGTTAGAGGTGCTGTTGATGTATTATCTAACGAACCAATGCAATTGAGAATAGGTCCTGAAATTGTAGAAAAACTTAGATACGCATTACCTGACGAAATGTATGATGAATCAAATAAAGGTTTAACTCCTTGGTTCCACATATTATTATATCAAATACCTGCACAAGAATTTTTAAAAATTATCGGAAATGCAATATCTGAAGACCAATCAAAAGTTAAAATTGCAACTTCAAAATTTAAAGAAATTATGAAAGAGGCTCAAAAAATGAAGTCTGACTTTGATAATTTTAGAGAAGATGGTGAATCTGACGATAGTAATTTAAATCCTAGTGGTAAGTTTAGTTCTTACGACGATGATGAAGATTCTGATGTTGATTATGCCCCTGAAGAAGAGGACGATGATGAGGATTATCTTACAGACATGGATGATTACTTAGATAGTTTGGGGATAAAAAAACCCGACAATCTTGACGACTTATTAGGTGGTTTGGGTATATCGTTATCCAAATAACCAAAATTTGTGAATAGAGAACAATTAATTATTGAAGTAACGAAGTGTATGAGGAATACTCCTTATGCACTTCGTACTTATTTACAAACTTACGATAACACCGTATCCAAATACGTTCCGTTAGATTTATTTCCAGACCAAATAAAATTAATCGAAGATTACGATAACTACAATGAAAACGTTGCCCTGAAATACAGACAGGCAGGGGTTTCAACAGTTACCGCTGCGTGGGCATCAAAAAGATTAGTTTTTGCCAAAAAGAATAAACCTGAAAAAATCCTAATCATTGCCAACAAATTAGATACGGCAGTGGAGATGGCAAATAAGGTTAGAGGGTTCACAGAACAGTGGCCTTCATGGGTTGGAGTAACTTTCTCCAATGAAAAAAATGCACAAAGACATTTTAAATTAACTAATGGTTGTGAGATTAAAGCCGTTGCGACATCACGAGATGCTCTTAGAGGTTATACCCCTACCATATTGATATTTGATGAGGCAGCCTACATTGAAGCCGACGGAGATTTTTGGGCAGCCTGTATGGCCTCACTATCTACGGGTGGTAAGGTTATTGTTGTATCTACTCCAAACGGATATGACCCAATCTATTATGAAATCTACGACCAATCTTTGAGAGGTATGAACGATTTCAAAATAACTGAAATGTTTTGGTATCGTGACCCACGATATACAAAAGACTTGTATATGGTTAAAACCAACGATTTAGTTCATTTTCTTTTGAATAGAGAAGAATACAATCTTGATGAAGTTATCATTAACTTGTCTATGGACAATCCATATGATAGAGACCACTCCATAGTTACAGACTATATTGAACAAGGATATAAACCATGTTCTTCTTGGTTTGAAGGTATGGTTAAGAAATTAAAATACGATAGACGTAAAGTAGCTCAGGAATTGGAATGTAATTTCTTAGGTTCAGGTGATAACGTATTTGATTCTGATATGATGACAGACATTTCTCAAAACCAAGTCAAAGAACCTCAGGCAAAAATGATGGGAGGAGGACTTTGGATTTTTAAAGAACCTGTTAATGGACATAAGTATGTTATGGGTGTCGACGTATCAAGAGGAGATTCTGAAGACTTTAGTTGTATTCAAATAATTGACTTTGATACAAGAGAACAAGTCCTTGAATATGTCGGTAAAGTTCCACCAGACATCACTGCAGAGATTGCATATAAGTGGGGAACAATGTATAACGCTTATTGTGTGATTGACTTAACAGGGGGTATGGGAGTTGCAACTGCAAGAAAAATGCAAGAGATGGGTTATCAATCAGGAATGTATGTTGATAATGTTGATACAACAAACAAATGGAAGTTTGACCCTAAATTGAATGAAAAAATACCTGGTATTAATTTTAATAATAAAAGGGTTCAAATTATTGCTTCATTTGAAGAGTCTATGAGGCATAAGTTTAGAATTTATTCAAGTAGGTTATACAATGAAATGAATACGTTTATTTATGTTAATGGTAGACCTGACCATCAAAAAGGACATCATGATGATTGTATCATGAGTATCGCTATGGCGATTTACGTTGCAGAAAAATCATTCCAATCTTTAGAAAAAGTTGTAAACCATACTAAAGCTATGTTAAACTCTTGGTCCACAGCTATCAGTGAGAACAAAAATACGTCAGAGTATTTTAATCCTATGGTTCCTCAAATGGGAAGACAATTCCCAATAAACCAAGGTCCATCTCGTGGTGACTATGAAAAATACTCTTGGTTATTTCGTTAACGATAAGTATTTATATTATCAAGGTAACAAGTAAATTTACATTATGGCAGAACAAAATATGACGGTTTGGCAACGACTGTCGCAAACATTTGGTCCGAACTCACTTCTTCAACAAGATTATCCAACTTTTAAGTTTGATAAGAAGGAATTATTACGTACCAAAAGTAGAGAAGAATACGAAAGAGAAAAGTTACAAGCACAACAAACTTTTTACCTAACAAATCAATGGGCTAAGGTTGAGAACAATCTTTACTCACAAGCAATTTATTACGAACCATCCAGATTATCGGCACAATACGATTATGAATCGATGGAATATACTCCAGAAATTTCAGCAGCACTTGATATCTACGCTGAAGAATCCACAACAACAAATGAAGATGGATTTATTCTTCAGATTTATTCTGAGTCAAAAAGAATAAAAGGTGTATTAGCCGACTTGTTTAATAACAATTTAGATATTAATACCAACTTACCTATGTGGACAAGAAACACTTGTAAGTATGGTGACAACTTTGTTTACTTAAAGTTAGACCCTGAGAAAGGTGTTGTTGGAGTACAACAGTTACCAACTATTGAAATTGAACGACATGAGGTTGGAGTTACAGCAAAAATATCTGTAGATATTACACAAGAGTTGGACAAAGACAAAAAAGCACTTCACTTTACTTGGAAGAATAAAAACATGGAATTCCAATCATGGGAAATCGCTCACTTTAGATTATTAGGTGATGATAGAAAACTTCCTTATGGTACTTCTATGTTAGAAAAAGCCAGAAGAATTTGGAAACAATTATTATTATCAGAAGATGCGATGTTGATTTATCGTACATCAAGAGCACCTGAAAGAAGAATGTTCAAAGTATTTGTGGGTAATATGAACGATGATGATGTTGAAGCATACGTAAACCGTGTTGCCAACAAATTCAAAAGAGAACAAATTGTTGACAAGAATACAGGTAATGTGGATATGAGATTCAACCAAATGGCGGTTGACCAAGATTATTTTATTCCTGTAAGAGACCCAGCGGCACCAGACCCAATTACAACATTACCTGGAGCAACTAACTTATCAGAGATTGCGGATATTGAATATATTCAAAAAAAATTATTAACGGCACTTCGTGTACCTAAGGCTTTCTTAGGGTTTGAAGAAGTTGTTGGTGACGGTAAGAACTTGGCATTACAAGACATTAGATTTGCTCGTACAATCAACAGAATCCAAAAGAGTATGTTGGCCGAGTTAAACAAAATTGCGATTGTTCACTTATTCTTATTAGGATTTGAAGATGAACTTTCAAACTTTACTATAGGTCTCACAAATCCATCAACTCAGGCAGATTTATTGAAGATTGATGTTTGGAAAGAAAAAGTATTATTGTATAAAGACTTAGTATCTGACCCAGGAAATGGTATTCAAGCGACATCATCTACATGGGCTAAGAAACATATCTTTGGTTGGTCTGACGAAGAAGTTCGTTTGGACTTACAACAACAAAGAGTTGAAAGAGCTGTCGGTGAAGAACTTAAAGCAACTCCTACAGTTATTACTAAAACAGGATTATTTGATAATATAGACAAATTATACGGAAGTGCGACAGGTGCGACACCTGCGGCAGGAGCGGCAACTACACCAGGAGGTACTGAAGAATTAGGTGCACCACCATCATTTAGTTCTCCATCTGAACCACCACCTGCAGAGGCTCCTCCAGCAGAAGGAGAAGTTCCACCACCATCAGGTGAACCAGAATTAGCTCCAGAGTCTAAGAAAAAAGACATGAACATTTTAATTGAAAGTAACTTAATTGAAGGGTCTCGAATGATTGATTTAGGACAAGCTCAAGATTCTTTAGGAGAAATTTCAAAAGAATTGGATAAGTTACTAAATTCATAGTATTTATTTGAAAATGAGCAAAATGACCTTCGGAACCATAAAATCCATAATTGAGAATAATCTACTAGAATCCTACAAGAATGAAAAGGAATTCAAGAAGACATTGAGAGAGTTCAAACACAATGTATTGAACAATAAATCTATGTCAAAGGCGTATACTTTATATGACCAATTGAGTACTCCTCAAGGGTTAAATGATGATGACGCTAAAGAATTCTTAGAAGAAGGTATATCGTTGTTACAAAGAGTTTTACCAAGTATAAAATTACCAAGAACAGTATCTGAATCAGTTAAAAATGGTTATACCGATATTGATACGTTAGTTTACACTCAAAAAATGAGTTTATCAGAAAGAATTAAATCTAAGAAAAATATTGTTTCAATTCTTACATCAAAGCCTCAAAACGTTAAAGAATCTATAAATATTCCTGTCAAATCAATGGTGAATATTGCAAACCAAACATTGAGAAATTATCTTGATACTTTAGATGAGAATTCTAAAAAAGAATTTATTCAAATTGTCTCTGAGGACACAAAAATTCTTGAGGAGAAATTTGAAGTTATTCGTGAAAGTGCAATTAATAAATTGGAAACTATTATGAATAATGAAAATGAATCAGAAATTAAATCAAGAATCTCCGAAACTATTACTAAATTAAAAGACGAAAAATTTGACCAAATGAATTTTTTAAGATTAAAAAATCTTGAGGAATCAATTTAATTATTATTTTTACTTTGAATATATTTTGCCTTTAAAATCTGTGCTCTTCTGACCACAGATTTTTTTGTATACTCTTTTCTCTCGTTTAATTTTTGGTTTTGTTTAGTCTTTATTACCTTAGACTTTAATGTTTTTAGAGCTCTCTCTAAATTGTCCCCATTTTTAATGTTTATGATTATCATATATTATAAAATATCTTGTAGTTTGAGAAAATTTTTGACTATTGGTTTTATATGACTTATTCTTTTACAGAACATAAACATATATAATCATGAAAATTAATGAAAAAAGGAAAGAGTGTAAAGTTAAATTTATACAATCCAATTAAATCCGTGTATGGTACTGTAGATTCAAAAAATTTAAAATCAGTATACATCAACATCCAATCATGGGTGACTCCAAAAAAAGAATATGATAACTGGAACAGAATAGTTTCTAACTTAGGTAGAGAAATAAAACATTCTGTTTTTGAATCAATAAACACTAAACTTTTTCAAGAAAAAAGTATTGTTGATTTAGACCTTAGAACAAGTGGAATCTCACACGGAAAAAAATCATTTTTTAACTTAGAGATTAACCTATACACCAATTCTGAATTAGATTTTAAATCATTAGAAATTAAAGATTCAGTTAAAGGTATCGTTAAATCAATATTTAGAAATAACATTCAACCAAACAAATACTTTGAATTTTCAACTTCAAAAAAGACTGACGACCAATAAACTATTAATAACGGTATATTTATCATAAAAGATTAGATGAAAAATTTAAGAATATTAGAAGCTAGCGAATTTGGTCACGGTATTTTAGTCGAGGCTGACGCAGGTTTTGTATCACCTAAAGATGCTCGTAATGAAAAGGTTCTAAGAGAGGCTAAAGAAATGGATTATAGAAATCCATTTGAATTTTATGCTGTCTTACAAAAATACGATACACCAAATAGAAACGGTAGAACATATCCTGAAAGAATTCTTAAAAGAGAAGCCGAGAATTATAAAAAAGCAATTGAAAAAGGATTATCAACTTCAGAGTTAAATCACCCTGAATCTTCTTTAATTGACTTAGATAGAGTCGCTCATTTAATTACAGAAATTTGGTGGGAGGGAAATATTTTAATGGGTAAACTTAAATTATTAACTTCGCCAGGATTCCATGAAAGAGGAATTGTATCAACTAAAGGTGACCAAGCAGCAAACTTAATGAGACAAGGGGTTACTATGGGAGTATCTTCAAGAGGTGTTGGGTCACTTAAAAAAGTTGGAGAAAGAAATGAAGTACAAGATGACTTTGAATTAATTTGTTTTGACTTAGTTTCTTCACCATCAACACCTGGAGCTTATTTATTTTCAAACCCTGAAGATAGAACAAAGTATGAAGAAAATTTAGATGAAGAAAAAAAACATAACCAAACTAATGGATATGTTGAAAAGTCAGTTGACTTAATGAAGAAATTAAACGATTTTTTAGGAAAATAATAAAACATGGAAGAAAAATATTTTGTAGCAAAAATTCAGTACGATTTACCTGATGAGAATTCAGGAAAGATTAAAAAAATTAGAGAAGAAAAATTAGTTAAAGGTTACTCGGTAACGGACGTTGAGGCGAAAGTTACAAAGAAATATGAAGGATTTACCCATGATTGGAGAATCACATCAGTTTCTGAAAGTAAGATTGATGAAGTTATTGAAAACTAATTTATTTATTTAAAATTATAAAAGTGGTCCATAAGACCACTTTTTTTATTTGGTAGATATTTATAAATAAAAAATTATGAATTTTCAAGTATCATTAGGTGTCGCACCTTCACAGGAATTAAGAGTCGTAGTTGCTAACTCTTGGTCAACATGTTTAGCATATTGCGAAGGAGTAGGCTCTTCAATAAATTCAATTAATGAAATAGACTCTATAAATATGGTAATTATTGACAGTGGGGCCACTGGTTGTTATCAAGTAACGTTAAAAAACGGTAGTGTTACTTCAACCAGTATGGTTTGGGCTTCAACCTACTCATCATTCAATGCTTGGCTTGATAATCAAGTAGATGTTGAACTTACTACCCTTCAATTTTCAAATAAACTTTACGTAACAGTATAGCCAAAATGAATTTTTTTCATTTTGATACTATTTATTAGTTAAAATAACCAATTTTTTCATGCAAGAAAATAAAAATTTAGTACAAGAGGCACTCATTCAAATGAAAAACGTTGAAGAGGCTATTGCCGAAAATGCAAAGGGAATACTTGCTTCAACTATGAAGGAAGAAATCAATCAATTAGTAAAAGAATCTCTATCAGAACAAGATGATGAAGAAGAGGTTGACGTAGATGTAGACATGGATGACGACACAGAAGATGTGGACGTTGATATGGATGCTGATAATGCGGATGATATGGACATGGACTTAGATTTAGACATGGACATGGATTCTGAAGAAAGTCCAATAGATTTAACTGACGCTTCTGACGAAGAAATTCTTAAGGTGTTTAAAGCAATGGGTGAAGAAGACGGAATCATCGTTAAAAAAGATGGTGACGATATTCACTTAACTGACAGTAACGCTGACCAAGAATATCTTGTTAAGCTTGGTGAATCTGAAGAAGACACAAATTATGATGACACTATGAATTTAGATGAAATCGATGAAATGGACGTTGACACAGAAGATGTGATTAACGCAATTTTTTCAAAAGACGGTGACGCTTCAGATATCGAAGTAGACCAAGATGATGAAGACGAAGTTATGTACGAAATCGAATTCGAAGAACAAGACGACGAAGATGATGATGATATGATGGAATCAGATGATGATGACATGATGGAATCAGATGATGAAGACATGATGGAATCAGATGATGACATGATGGAATCAGATGATGACGAAGAACTTGATGAACAAGAAGACGATGACGAAGATTTGGACGAATCTTACAACCAAAGAAGAACTGTTAGAGAAGGAAAGTCTACAGTAAAACCTAAAGGTGTTGGAATTGGCTCAGGCCCTAAATTTACTTACAAGACAAAATCTGTAGGTGGATTTAAAGAGGACAAAAAAGAAGGTCCTAAATCAGTGGGTACTGGTAAAGCAAAATTCGAATACAAGAAAGGCGGAAATATGGAAGGAAAATCCAAAGTTGTTAAGGCAGAAACAAAAGAAGGTGATTACGGAATGAACAAGGGTGATAAATCTAAAACTTTTAAAGGTGATAAAGATTACACTACTAAAAAAGGTGACACGTTAAAAAGAAAAGCTTTCGAAAAGGAAGAAACTAAAGAAGCTGCTAGAACTTATGGAATGGGTTCCAAAGAAGGTAGAGGTCTAAGAAAAGGCATCACAAACAACAGAAACTATGTTTATGGTAAAGGTGGTGTTAAAGTAGAATCTACTCAAGAAGAAGTTAATATGTTGAGAGAAAAGAATGAAGAATATAGAAAAGCGTTAAATGTTTTCAGAGAAAAACTTAACGAAGTTGCTATCTTCAACTCAAACTTGGCATATGCTACAAGATTGTTCACTGAACATTCGACTACTAAGAAAGAGAAAATTAATATCTTAAGAAGATTTGACGATGTTGAAACTTTAAAAGAATCTAAAAATCTTTATCAGTCAATTAAAGGTGAATTGTCTAAAGGTGAAACTAAATCAATGAATGAATCAGTTGAAACAAAATTAACAAAACAAGTTACTTCAGGTTCATCAACTACCTTAATTGAATCAAAAACTTATGAGAATCCTCAATTCATGAGAATGAAGGATTTGATGAGTAAGTTAGGGTAAAAAATAAATAAATAAATAAAACAAAAACAAATATTTTAAAATGGGAGCATTATTAGAATCAGGTCTTGTTGGTAACATCGGTCTTAAGCACCTTAAAGTTATCAAAGAAGATACAATCAACAAATGGGACAAATTAGGCTTTTTAGAAGGTCTTAAAGGTCACATGAGAGAAAACGTAGCACAATTATACGAAAACCAAGCATCATTCTTAATCAATGAATCATCATCTACATCTGATACAGGTGCATTTGA